ATAGAAATGGAAAGACGTGCTATGATGGCACAAGGCGAAATAGATGCGGACGCTGCTGCATATGCTTATTTTGCAGAACAAGATAAAAAGAAAGCAGAAGAAAAAGAATCTGCTAGATTAAAAGAATTAGAAGATGCTAAAATGTATGCAGATTTACATGAGCAAATTAGATTAAAAGATTTAGAAAACGAAAGGAAAGCAGAGGAGGCAAAAAAACAATTAAGAGATAGACAAGTTCAAGGAGTTCAAGATTCATTATCAATTATTTCAAACCTTACAGAGTTATTTGCTGGTAAATCAAAAGCACAACAAGAGAGAGCGTTTAAAATTCAAAAAGCTATCAATATAGCAAGTGCGGTTATAGATACTTATAAGGCTGCGAATATGGCTTTAGCTTCTTCACCACCTCCGTTTAGTTTTATTGCTGCTGGAGCTGCTATTACTGCAGGTTTATTAAATGTTAAAAAAATAGCTTCAACACAGTTTCAAGGTGGTGGCGGTTCATTTAGTGGTGGAGGCTCAATGGCTTCAAGTGGTGGAGGTGGTGGTTCATCTGTAATAACTCCAAACTTTAACATAGTAGGTAATAACGGACAAAACCAATTAGGTCAATTAGGTTCGCCAATTCAAGCGTATGTTGTAAGTGGCGACATGACAAGTCAACAACAATTAGATAGAAACAGATTAAGAAACGCAACGTTCTAAAATTATGAAAAAGATACAAGACATTGAAATGATAATAAGTGATGAAAGCGTTGACGGAGTTTTCGCAATTTCGCTTGTAGATAAACCTGCAATTCAAGAGGACTTTATTTATTTGTCTAGTCATGAGATTGAATTAAAGGTAGTAAACGAAGAAAAAAGAGAGGTTGTAGGTATTGCTTTAGTGCCTGATAAAAAGATTTATAGAAACATAGATGGAGAGGAGTTTAATATTTATTTTACTTCACAAACTATTGAAAAGACAAATGAACTTTTCATGAAGAATCTTAACTTAAATAAGATTACTTCACAACATGAGAGAGATGTTGAAGGTGTTAGTGTTATTGAAAGTTGGATTGTTGAAGATTCTAAACAAGACAAATCAAATATTTATAACTTAAACGCACCCGTAGGAAGTTGGATAGTAAAGATGAAAGTTTACAACGATAGCGAGTGGGTACGAGTTAAGAATGGAGAGTACAAAGGATTCTCCATTGAGGGTAAATATAAAGAAGCAGAAGTAAAAGCGAGTGAACAAGTTTCTGAAACAGATGAATTAATCAAAGAAATCGAAAACTTAATTAATGAGTAAGTACCCACACTATATAAGATATAAGGATGCCACTCATATTGAAAGCACCGACTACGTTTATTTTGACGATGGGAGCGATGAACTTAAAAGAATATTAAGAAGTAAGTTAAATTCGTTTCTTAATTATTATGACCATTTAGGTACAAGCGTAACAACTATTACAACAACTAACTTTTATAAGTTAGGAACTACTACGACATTAGGTATATATAATGATAATTTTCAACATACAAATAATAGAGTAACTAATTTAAACACAATTAGAAACTGTAAAATAGAAAGTTCTATCTCGGTTACAAGTGGAAACAATAATGTCTTAAATTTTGCATTCTTTAAAAATGGAAGTATAGTAACATCTAGTGAAATGGATGAAACTTGTTCAAGTAATGGAAAGGCTTCGACTGTAACCATTCAAGCAATAGTTGAATTATCGCCAAACGACTACATAGAAGTATGGATTAAAAATCAAAGTTCACATAATATAACATTAGTACATTTAAACTTTATAATAACAGAAATATAATGGGAAGAAAAAAGAAAACAGAAAGCCTTACAAGTCCACAAGGTGGGAATAGAGGTTGCATTTGTGAGGATGGTACGTATAATGTAAATTGTTGTGATGGAACTTTACAAGCACAAGGAATTGGAGCAACACAAGGTCAAGGGGCTTCAACTATTAACAACACTAATCAACCACGTACAATAACAGTAACTAGGGGATAAGCATATATAACAGAGTAATTAACTAAACGTTTAAAGAATAATGAAAGATAAATTAAAAAGCGTTAGAGAGTTTTTAGAGCAAAAATTCAGCGTTAAATTAAAGTTAGAAGAAATGGAAGTAAAATTAGCACAAATGAAACTTGCTGATGGTGTTACTGTTTTAGAGTTCGATTCATTAGAAGTTGGAAAAGAAATTTTCATTGTTTCAGAAAATGGAAATGTACCAATGCCTATTGGAGAATATGAATTAGAAGACGGTAATATGTTGGCGGTTTATGAAGATGGTATTATTGGAGAAATTGCGACAAAGGAACAAGAACAACCACCAATGGAGGAAGTTGAACCAGTTGCACCAGTTGAAGCATCAGAAGAGCCAAAACAAGTAGCAAAGAAAACAGTTGAAACAACAACTAAAGAAGTTCACTTTTCTGCAAATGAAGAAATAGAGGAGCTTAAAAAACAAATTATTGAATTAAAAGCAATGATTGAAAACAAAGATGAGTCTAAAGAAGTAGTATTAGAAGAAACTCCAAAACCTATTATTTTTAATCCTGAGAATGTAAATGAAGAAAGATTTAATATAAAACTTTCAAACAATAAAGTCTTAACACTTGAAGATAGAGTAAGACAAAAATTAGCTAACATAAAAAAATAATTTAAAACATGGCAACTGCAACGTCAATTACAACAAGTTATGCTGGTAAATTCTTAGGTGAATATATCGCAACTGCGCTTTTATCTGCGCCAACATTAGATAAAGGTTTAGTAACAATTAAACCAAACATTAAATACAAAGAAGTTATTAAAAAAATAGCAACAGGAACTTTGTTATCTGATGCTTCATGTGATTTTACTTCTTCTGGTTCAGTAACTTTAACTGAAAGAGTTTTAACTCCAAAAGAACTGCAAGTAAATCAAGTTCTTTGTAAAAAAGACTTCCATTCAGATTGGATGAGCGAAGACATGGGAATTTCTGCATTTGATACTTTATCTAAATCTTTTGCAGATTTTATATTAGCACGTTATGCAGCGGGTATCGCAGCAGAAAATGAAGTATCTTTTTGGAGAGGTGCAACAGGTACAACAGGTCAATATGATGGTATTTGTACTTTAATTGCTTTAGATGCAGCTTTACCAGCAGCTCAAGAGATTGCTGGAAGTACGGTTACGGCTTCAAACGTACTTACAGAGTTGCGTAAAATTGTTAATGCTATTCCACCTACTATCTTAGCAAAAGACGACTTATTTATTTACTTGCCAGTAAATATGTACTATGCATATATTCAAGCATTAGGCGGATTCGGAGCTTCTGGATTAGGTGCAAATGGTGTTGATGCTAAAGGTACAACTTTTTATACAGGTCAAGCATTAACTATTGATGGAGTTAAAATTGTATTAGCTGAGGGATTAGCTTCAAACGTTGCAATTGCTGCTCAAAAATCTAACTTATACTTCGGTACTGGTTTAATAGATGACATGAATAAAGTTAAATTGATTGATACTTCTGAAACTTTAGGAGATGAAAATGTAAGAATCGTTATGAGAATGACAGGATGTGCAAACTACGGCTTTGCTTCTGAAATAGTAACTTACGGGATTACTAACTCTGCTAACTAATAATTAGCAAAAATTAATTAAAGGGTGGTGAAATAAACGCCACCCTTTTTTGTTTAACTTATTAAAAATCAATTATATGGCATGCGATTTAGCTAACGGACGAGTTGAAAGCTGCAAGGATAGTGTCGGAGGAATAGACATTATCTATATTGCAAATTTCAATCCAACGATGCAGAGTGATTTAACGTATGATGCAACGTCTACGGATATGATTACTGATGTAAACAATATTACTAACCTTTATAAATTCTCTTTAAAAGGGAATAATTCTTTTGTACAAAAAGGTACATCTTCAAGAGAAAATGGAACAACGTTCTTTGAACAAACATTGACTATTGACTTGAAAAAACAAGATGTTGCAACGACCAAAATGATTAAACTTTTGAGTTATGGCCGGTCACACGTAGTAGTACGTAGTCGACAAGGCCAGTACTTTTTAGCAGGTTTAGAATTCGGAATGGATGTAACTGAGGCAACTATTGACAACGGTACTCAAATGGGAGATTTTAACGGATATAAACTTAACTTCATGGGCATGGAGCGACTTCCTGCAAATCATTTGAATTGTTCAACTGAGGCTGGTTTAGCAACTTTGTTTAGTTCTGCAACTATTGTTACTGCATAGTATTAAACTACTACTACTTTAAAAGGCTGCCTATAATTAGGTAGCCTTTTTTATTTAACAAATTAATCATTTAAACGTTTAAAAGATATGATAGTTTTAAAAGAATT